GAACTTCTCAACTGACCATCTACCGTTAGCATCAACGTCTAGGTTGAATGTGCCGGGTGATGCAGTGTCTGCTGCTCCAGTTTTTGCTTGAAGGTTAACACTTCTTACAACTTCTCTATTTATTTCTGCTAAAATTTCTGATGAAAGAATGTTAGCAAGTTCTGACTCAGCGTCAAGACCATGAATTGCTTTAAGGTCTTGTGCTAATTCCATTGTGTACTCAGCTTTTAGAGCACGTGATTTAGCTGTTACAGTTGCTTTTTCAATGGTGAATCCCATGTTAGCAATTGCATTTGAAGCTGAATCGCCGATTGCTTCTGCAGAGTCAGTTGTCATACCTTTAGCAGCTAGAGCAGTGACACGAGCATCATCAGCAGTAGAGTCAGAGTCCATATTGGCAGCTGACAGACCAGAACCATCAGATGGTTGTGCTGGGTCAGCCTGTGTACCAGAGAATCTTGTGTCTGCTTCGTTGTATAGTGCTTCAGTGTTACTTGTTGAACCACCTGTATAACGTGATTTCATTGCGAAGATTAATCCTGTAGGACCTGTCATTGGTTGTACACCGCAGATATCATATGCCATTAGGTTAGGCATAGCACGTCTTACTAGAGAAATCAACACTGGATTCCAATTAGCAGCAGAATTGTTGTTAGTTGCTGGCGCAGTTTCAGATAAGAAACCTGAATATTGTGCAGCCTCTTCACGCATTGCCACTTCTTGGTTTTCTAGAATAGCAGCAGTTACTGCTTTTCTATGGTAGTCTTTAATGGCACCTGCAGATTCTTCGTTAAGAACCGGTGCCCATTTTTCGACCAATTTATCGTAAGATAATGTTGGATTTGACATTGTGGACTTCCTTATTGTTTATTAGCCTGCTTTTTAATAGCAGAAATATATTGAGCCATTACATCAGATGTTTCGACTTCATCATCGTATGATTCATCGATATCGTCAGCTTTTGACTCAGTTACTTTTTTAGAGAAATGTGATTCTTTAACTATTGAAACTTTTTTAGCAAATGCTTCTTCAGTCTCAAAATCAATATCCTCGACTAATTTTTTTAGCTTTTCTACTTGAGTGTCTGCCAAGTCTTTTGAAGCTTCACGAATGATTGCTTCTTTTTGGTAACCTTCAAGTTGTTCAGCCATTTCGATTGCTTTCGCAGTTGTTGAATTTAGTTTTTCTTCTAATTCGTCAACTGTTCCAGATAGCTCATCAACTAGGTCTACTTTGGATTCAGGAACGTCAATGTAGGACTCTGTGAATAGGTCTTTTAGACTTGTCATAAAGTTTTCTGCAATTTCTGTTCTTAAACCTTGTTGTATTGCAACTTGGTTTTCTGTCATCCAGTTTTCAACTACGTAGTTTAGATAGTTGTCGACCTTTTCAACTAGGTCAGCTTTAGTTGCATCAACTTCTGCTGATAGTTCCTCGTTGTATTTTTCTTCTAGACGGTCAATCTCATCAGATAGTTTTGATTTGATTGCGGCCTCAAAGATTACAGCTGCCTTATCTTTAAATTCTTCAGATAAAGTTGCCTCGTTGCTAATCAGTGCATCTAAATCACCAGAAAAATCAGCTTGATAGTTAATTGCTGGTTCTGTGTCTGTTGATTCGTACTGAACACCTTCCATTTTGTATTGATTTTCATGGTACATATTCATAAGTTTCTTCATCTCTTTAGTAGACATGCCGTTCATCTTATTATACATAGCATTAATCATACCTGATTTTGTACCAGGTAATTTTGAAGGTTCTGCATTTGATGCATCACTAGCACCACCAGGTGTGCTTCTCTTTGGAGCTGAGCCTGTGGCGTCGCCTGCTTTATCAGTAGCGGCGATTGACTTTTCTTCTTCGTCACCATCCATGGCTTCCATCTTCTTTTTCTTCATTCCACCGTGCATAGCTTCCATTTTTTTCTTTTTCATGCCGCCATGCATAGCTTCCATTGTAGGAGCTTCAGCTTCTGCAAGTTCTTCTGTTGATTCCATAGCTTCGTTCTCAACTTCTACTTCTTCTGACTGAGCGTCTACTTGATTTTCGATTATTTCTTTTTCAGACATAATCCGCTCCTTATATTTTAGATTTGAGTAACGAGAGGAAATTTTT